CTGCCATTGCATGTTGAACTCCTACATATGCACCAAAGAATTCTCTCAATTTGAGATTAAACTCCATGGGCAATACAATGAATGATCGAGTTTTTCCTTTCAAGATTTTCTCTTTTGGTCTCAATTCATCTTTTAAACATGCATATCCCAATATGTTAGCATTGAAATCATAATTATCAAAGGCTTCTTCCAGTTTTGGTACCATTATTCGATTGGGAACGTCTCCTGTGATAAAATCACGTTTTCCTTTCAACTTGGCTTCATGACACCATGGGAGTCCAGGTGCTGTTGTGATGTCCAGTGGTTTGACATTTAATTCTTCACTTCCATTTAGAACTTCACTCTTTGTTAGTAGACGTCTGTTTCCAACTCTAACAACATGATCTTCAAAACTGAGTTCGTCTACTACTTGTTGAGAAATGTGAGGATCTAAATGGGCATACTCTCTGTCATATCCACTCATTGATTTCTTCAAGACATCATCACAAGGCTCTTCCATTCTGGGATCTTTTGCATATAACACTGATGGCAAATAATTGGTGGCAAACATTGCAGTGAAATATGTGGATAACATTGATGGTTTAAAACTTGTTTTTCCATTTTGGTTCAGAATTTTTGTGGCTTTTCCAATTTGTTTCAATCCAGTTGCTTCACAAGGGGTTTCGATAGCAATTTCATCTGGTAAATGATCTCGAGTAATATGTTCGAATTGAGTGTCAGTTAAATTCTGACTGACTTGCACTCCAACAATTCGATTTATACCGGGGATAACCATAATACTACCTGAGTTTCCCTTTCCAAGTTGTTTTGGCACTTTAAGACCTCCATTGTGGATTATCTCCTCACCATTCACATTTTTATATCCAAATGGGCCTGTGGCTCGAGCAACATGTTTGGAAATGACGAAAGATCTCAAAACTTCCACTTCTTGAGATTCTTTTGGGACATACTGGATGAATTGATGTCTTGAATCAGGGGCCATCGGAATCTCTACATTCTGGAAGTGATACACGGCCAAATCAGATCCTTTTGACACTTTGATCAAATTTTTCGGATCAAATTTCTCGGAATATACCTTCCCATTGGTAAAGGAAACTTTGACATCATCACCAATTTTGCATAGGGATGGAGTATGCATTACAGTCAACAGAGATCTTTTATTGTAAAAGAATCCTGTGCAAATGAAATTTCCGAATTCAACCAAATGTACATTTTTCCATTTCTTGTGTCCAAAATCAGACATTTCTTCGTGTCTTGTCCCAAATTTATGTGCCAAATTGGTTCCAGCATATGTTGGGTCATTCTTGCGCATATAGGTATAAATACCTGCTGCAACAAGACCTGCCACTACAACACCTACTCCCAATTTGAACTTACGTGAATTCATGTCTCTCAACCACCATTGCAATCTTATTCTCAAACGGGTTCCTTCTGACACCAAAGCAGTTGGTTCGAATTCGTAGACAATGAAGGGAGTAAATGGATAATATGGCAAATGAGTGTTGAATTGAATATTGCATTCATCAATAATTTTGTGACACATCTCAGGAAAATCAATGGTGGCTGGATTTTCACATCTACCCAAAGGAGGATTAAATCCTCTGATCCCAAGTTCATTTCCTTCAGGGATGTCCTCTTCATTGAACAATTCATACAATTCCGATCTTGCCACTTCTTACACATACTCAGGTAATTTATAAGGGATATTATATTCCTCACAAAATTGAATGGCCTTTTCGAAGTTGATGCCCCATTCACCATAATAATCCACGATTTCAAGTTCATTCTCCATTTTCCAAATGGAGATAGAAATTTTCTCATTTCCCATTGAAATCATCCGATCTCTCATGATTACTCGGACACCAACAAACGATTGAGGATCAGCTATCAAACCTTTGTGAAGAAGAAAGGTTTCGTCTGCACACGAGTCAAGATAATATCTACCCCAACATTCATTAGCCAATTCTCCCACATGGTTTAGATAGTCTTCATGATCGTTAAGGGATGTTGAATCAGAGAAATCGGTGTCCATATCCGACTCTGCATGTTCAGCAAAGACTTGAACAAAATCAACTGG